GAATGCTCCACCAACATTATTCAGATTAGCATCTTTAGTTGCATCGATAGTTGCTGTTGCAAAAAACTCATTTGCTATAGGAGAATTCCAGTAAGTAGATGTAGAACAAACCGAAAGTCCTAAACTTTGAGTAGGAGTAACATAACGATTAAAGAATGTAAGTTTATCAGAAACTAACATATCTTGCAAGGTAATTTCTGCAACAGTTGAATTGTAAAGATTTTCTTCAGGAGTATCGTTCTGTGTATATCCATTAGGATATGATCCGGTAAGAGCAACACCAGCATTCTTTACAGAAGTATTCATAGGACGAACAGCATATGCTGTTTGTGCATACTGTAAGAAGTTCCAGCAGTTATACCAATCCAGGTAGTTATGAGTTGTAGGAATACCAAACGCAGTTGTCATATCAGATTCATTTGTCATAGCAAGCAGTTTGTTACTTGGACCATTCTCAGCAGCAATAACAAATCCTGTTAGTGAAGATTGAGGATTAGCAGTATAACCTGACTGATCAATTTCAAATGTTTTAACAGCAGGGCTTAGAGAAAAAGTTCCATAATTTATAGAAGCCATTTATTGTTTCTCCTTATAGTATAGGTTTTATTTTATTTATAAAAATCCAAAACTTTTGTATCAAAACCTATATCGTTTTATTTTTTATAAATATAAATTATGGTTTACTTGACTTGACTTATAACCCAAAAGTCAGATGCTAAGTTTGAATTAGTTAAGTATGCATAAGGTAATGTAAAATACCCCTTCATTCCCCAATCAGTACCCCAAGAGTTTCTCATAACGAATCGTTGTGAATGATCATCGTATCCAACACACATAACAGCATGACCACCCAAACAAGATTCATGAGGAGATGGCATATTTACTTTTCCAGTAGATGATACATAATCTGATTCAAAGCTTTCATAAAGAGTTATACCACATACAATAGGAAATTTTTGTGCTAATGCAGATTTCAAATTGACAATGTGAGTATTATCTATTGCTTTATATGCAAGAGCCAAGAATGACTTTGCATCTTGATAACAAGCATCAGTAGGTTTAGTAGCAAATTCTTGAATATTATATGCCCACATAGTTTCAGGACATACTCCAAGTGTATTAAGAGATTTAATACCATCTCTAATTGCAGCACCAGCATCTTGACTTACTGTTCCTTCTTTAGCTCTTTCATTATAATAAATGAAAAGTCTGGACGGCATAAACACAGGCAATTTTTCTTTCATAAGATCAAATTCGACAGCACCACCGAGAGCATTTGCTGTACACGAACCTAGCTGTCCTTGATCATATATCAGTGGACATTCAGGACGCAAATCAATAGCTGGAGGTAAAGCTTGTGGTGCAACCAATTGACAGAACTGATGATCTCTAAAGTCAGGAACTTGAGGTTTCCATCCATAAAAATGTGTTGTTTCCATAGTAAACTCCTTTTCTGTTTTTGTTTCTGTTTATATTATTTATTAAACATCCACATAAAATCTTTCATAGATTCTTTCGCCCTTTCCATTTCATCTAAGACAGCATCACCACAAGAATCAGGATTGATGATTACACTTGTTCCGTCATTGTCTTTATGCTCTTGAAAAGTTTTTATAACAAAATCTGCTGGTACAATTCCATCTACAGATTGTTTATCGTTGATGAAATATAAAGAAACTATCAGTGCCATAACAGCATCATCTAAATAACCTGAATCTCCTCCATAAGACTTTTTCTTTTTAGTGAAGGTAGTGAGTTGACTAATGGTGTCAGAGTCCTTTAGGATCAAATGTTGGCCCTCTACAAGCATCTTTAAGTTCGAACACCCTATACGTTTTGTCTTAGCTGTAGTTTTTATTCCAGGCAAAGGTGATTTCTGTCCATAGTAAACGTTTTCATATTCAAAATCATCTACGATTAAGTTAGCAATTTCCAATCCAGTTGAGTTTGCTTCGATGAACATATAAGCATTATTGTAATATTTTCCTAACTGAACAGCAATCTCTGGTACTTCAAAATATGTTATACCTTCTTTGATATGACAAGTTGCTGCCTGAACATAAGGAGTAGTTGTTATATCTAAAACTTGAAGAGCTATTGCATCTCCAACAGTTTCCTCCATCATTTCAGACGAATCTAGTCCTAAACTATAGATATGACCAGGAATAGGATTATCATATACTTTAATGAATGGCAAGTATCTTGAATCTATCTTCAGTCCCATAGGATATATTGGTGGAAATTGTGTGATCATATTCAAGATATGAGACTCTATCAAAGTTCTTGAAGAACCTAAGAAGTCATTTCCAAACTCAGAAGCAAATTCTCTTTCAGAAGTATTAGCAATGGTTTCTTCCTTCCACTTCTGATCTCTACCAGGAACTTCCCACCAATCAACTCGATAAGGAACAAACATATTTCCTTTACCAGCAACATCATCTTTCCCATTGATAGCATCAGTCCAGAATTTATAAAACTGATTCAATCCGTTTGGAGTACTTACAATTATAATCTTAGATTCGAGAGAAGAAGATATAGTAGGATATACAGAAGAATAAAACTTAGACCATTGTTTCGGAAATACAAATCCCATTTCATCAAGAATTAAAACATTGACAGACTTAGAACGAATAGCAGAAGACGAAGTAGCAGATGCAAGAATCTTACATCCATTCTCCAATTCAATTGATCGTTCATTCCATTTCTTAATACCTTGCTGAAGAAACTTAGGCAACAATTCATATGCCATTTTGATCTTTGCAAGAATACCAACAGAAGTATCTAACTTATTTGCCAGGATCGCAACAGTCTTTGCTTCATTGAAAAGGATATACCATAGACAAAAAATTTCATATGAAGTAGACTTGCCGCACTGACGAGAAGCTAGAACAATATTGAATCTGTTGTTAATAAAGTTGTTGATTATATTGTCTTGATAAAATCTTGTCTTTACTTTTATGATACCTTCATCAAGAGAGGTTATGTGATAGTACGTTTGTGCAAAGTACTTCCAGTTATTTTTACATCTTATGATTTCTTCGACATGTTCTTTGGTATATTCGAGAACACACTTACATGGTTTTAAATTACTATTACCTGAATAAGAAATCGTTTTTCCGTTTACATCAAACTCAAAATCAGTTACCATTAGTTCACCTAATAAAAAAGGGAATATCTCTATCCCCTTTATTTATACTTAAATTGTAGTTGTTATTATCAATTTTTACTTTTTCTATCTTCTTCAAAAGATATCTCACCACCTAAATGTACTCCTTCGTAAATAGCGTGAGCTTCTATTTCATTGACTCCAAGACTTTCCATAGCTTCTAACAAAATACTATCACATTCAGCTTTTGGTCTTTTAGTGATTCTATAAAGATAGTCATGGAGTACAGCAGCTTTCCAGTACTTTCCAAAAGGAGGAATAGTTACCCACAGTGCAGGAGGAGTACTAGCTCCGTCTGAAGTAGTACCAGCAGGAATAGTGATCAATTCACCAGAACGACAAAGATAATTATATGGTTGAAGAAGTGTAACATATCTACCATCGTCCGTTTCTACTTTCATCGGAGTTTGTTGGAATGCCATGATTAAACTCCGAAGGTCAAGTCAGGAAGATCGTTTCGTTTAGCAGCAGCTTCAACAGCTAACTGTGCAGCAGTTTTACCAGCTTTCAATCCTTGGATAATTGTTACAATGTCAAGACCAACAGATTCTGCCACAGGAACAAGAGTAGCTATTAAGTTGATTATAGTGATAGGGTCCATTATTTACCTCCAGTATTTGCAGTTGTAGTTGCGGTAGTTGTTTTGATTACGCCTGTCTTAGTAAGAAGAGTAAGCATATCGGAATAAGCAGCACTCCATTGAGCTTGTGCAGCTTGGAAATTTTGAGTTGCTAATGCATCAGTAGGGTCTGATTTCAGATAGATTATAAGTGCATCATCTACTACAGGCCATACTAATTGAATTTTCTGATAGGCTTTAGAAATAGCCGCACAGTCTGCTGCGGGAATAGTCTTTGCTTTACAGAGTGAATCAGAAGCAATAGCTCCAGTTTTTACAAGATCATGCATGGCAATAAATGTATCACCTACAGTTACCTGTGCTGTAGTTGAACATCCAGCCATTAACATACCTGCTAAAAGGATAGAAGGAAGAATCATAGTTAATTTTTTCATATAGTACTCCTTAGTTAGTTGTGTTGTGAGTATCACAACAGCGTGAAAGAATAAGTTATTAGACGAAAAGGAATGTGTTCATTATTATTTATAAAAGTTTTACTGCGTGATAGATTTTATTACAACACCCGTCACACCAGCAGGAAATGCAGGAACAGAAACTATATTACTAATTGCACTTTCCATTCCTGCTGCATTTGTATTGGTAACATAAAAACACCAAGCATTTGTACTGACAAGTCCAGCAACAGTTGCTCCAGTTCCATTAGGAACAGGAAATCCAGCAGCACCTTGAGTAGCAGTCGAACCAGTATAAGGTACAGCAGGACATGTAACAGTACCAGAATTTACAGTTCCTTGACCATAATAAACTTTTTGTCCAGCAACAGTAGCATCTGTAGTTAAAGTCCATTGCAATACTACAGTAGTTGCATTGGCAAATGCAGGAATTGCTAACATAAACATCAAGCTCAATACAGATAAAATCTTTTTCATATACTCTCCTTATGGATTGGTTATAGTAATTGTTATCGTAGTAGAAGTTGTTGCTGTTGGTAATATAGGTATAGTTACTATAGTACTTAACTGACCTATAATTAATGGAAGAGTTGTAGTCTTAGCATAATATCCAGCGATAGCAATACTATAAGATTTTGTTGCTAACATATTTGTTAATGTTATAGTATTAGTTGTAACTGTTATAGGAGAACTTCCCTGAGTAATACCTATTCCTTTTAACGGAGCTTTTGGTTGTATGTCATAGTAAACATAATATCCAGTAGGTTTTACAGGAAGAGCATTCCAAGTAACTACTGCGGTATATGCATTAGCTATAGAAGCACAAAATAGTATACAACCAATTATCAAAAGTTTTAGTTTCATTAATTATCCACATTGATTCTTAATCTTTTACCACTTCCTTCTCCACATTTATCAGCAATTTGTACTTGAATTGTCAATCCATCTATAGTTTCCCATACAACATCTTCTCCAAGTTTAATTCTGTTAAGAGCTTTATCGATACCTACTAATATTTCTGGAATATTGTTTAAGAATACTCTATTTTGAGTTTCTTTTTTTATGTCTTTGAGAATATCTATTAACAATTCTATCGTTTCTTCTATTTTATTTTTCATGTTTATCCTTTTAACTATCTGGAGTTGTATCAATATCATCTGAGGTTCGGTTTATTTTTTGAGCAGTAAGAACACCACCAAGTATTCCTAATGCTGTTGATGCTAATGTAATACATGCTACAGCTATAGTAATATCTTTACCATGCCACACAACTATACCACCTACTATTACTCCAAGTACTCCTATTGCTATTACACCAATAGCTGCAATTACCTGGAAATGTTTTTGTGAACTTTTCATACTCCACCAATGTTATTTCTGTAGTTCTTTTCCTATTTCATGGCATCTTGGTTTTTTTAATAAAATAGCCAAGTCTTCATGAAATTGTTTAAGGTCTTTAAGTTCTCCCATAACTATATCGTGTGTCTCAGTATTCATCTTTCTGCTCTCTTCACCTTCCTTCTTAGCAACAAATGCAAGTACTGGAAGAGCAACACCTTGAAAGAATGTCTGAACTAAATACTCAATCCATTCCAAAGGATTTTTTGGAACCTGCCACTGAAGAACAGCTATTACCATTACACATATAACCCAAAAACAAATCATAGATGATAGGCTGTTCGATAAAATTATTGCAATTCTTTCATTCATTCTTTGTACAAAAAGTCTGAAAGAATTCATATATTATCCTTTACTGAAATACTGGTATGCTTATATCAGAAAAGTTAACCAGAGCACTTGTTCCAAAGTTTACTAAGAACATCTTGAAGAAATCTGAATTACTAGCATTAGCTGTATTCCACGGATCGCTAGGAAGAACATTACCTAAATCTTGTGGGTGTCGAATCATTGCATATCTTTGTAAGAACAACATATTCTCTGTAAAATATGTAGGATCGGGAGCAACATGTAGAGTAGTTGTATATGGACAGTAAATGATTCCAGAGTCTCCATCATTATTATTGCTACCTAGATATCCAACCATAACATAATGTTCGTTCACATCGGCATATAGATCACAATACAATGGATATATTCCAAGATGACCTACAAGATAAGGATTGTTTTGATTGAACTCTGCTTGTGTATGGAACGCATTAAGTTGTAAGAAAGAAGTTGTAATAGGATCGGCCATAATAAAGATTGATCTGTTTCTCTTTGTGTCTCTTACAATTCTTTCAGCAGCAAGATATATATTTACAATTAGATCGTTTGTAATTCCTTGCAAGTCACCATTAACAGCACTTAAAGAAGCACTTAAATTTACAGTAGCAGAAGTTGTTATCTGAGAAATAAATTTCATATAAGAAATAACTTCTTTATCTATTTCCTGACGTATTTCAGATGCCATCGATTCAGCAGCAAGAGCTACACCATGCTCTTTATAGATATGGAGAATGTCCTGAAGTTGTTCTCTAGAGAATTTAGATTTGATTTTTCTAGCACCTGTAACAGCATCAATAGTTCTAGTTTCAAATCCCATATACTTAACAGAACTATTGCTATCTGTCAAGTAAGGAATACCAACAAAGTTAGTTCCATCCCCATAAGGAGCACCAGTATATCCTCTAAAGATTTTATTGATAGCTGCTCGATTCCAATCACCATATGTTATAGTATAGCTAGTCAAATTAGTAGTATCAGTAAATGTATCCGAAGCAACAGGAACATGCGATCCTGTTTCCATCGACAAAAGAATATTATAATAAGTACCCAAACTGTTATGAGTAATAACTTCTTCTAAATATCTTACGGTATATGTAGAACCATATCCTGTCCATTCATCATTAACAGTAACTCCAGCAGTAGGAGTGCTAACTACAAAAGAGTTATACACATGAGTATTGGTTAACGCAGAGTTATCACTTCCTGTATAGAGACTATACAATGCACCTACCTTTGCCATCGGAGCAGACAAAGGTTGTATGTCGGCAATCTCTGCAACTAAAGAATCAGGATAAATTTTCTTAATCAACGGCAGAATCAGTTGAGCAAATTCACCACCAACCGTTGAAGTATCATTTGCAGAATCATCTTCTAACAAAAGAGATTGGTTTTTAAATGCTCTGTTCAATTTTGTTTCGAGAAGTGCTTTCTTCATTGCATTCATATTATTAACTCCTAAAAGATTTTCTTTTATTTATACAAACATTCACTATTGAAATTTTTTACTTGACAAATTTTTTCATATGTGGTATCTTTATTTATAATTATTGGAAAGTTATTGACATCAACGCAGCTAACTAAAAAAAAAGGAGAAACAAAAATGTTTAAGAACATCGTGGCAATCGTGGCAATGTTGATCGTATCCGCAACGGCAGCAATGGCAAATCCGACAGCAGCACCGAAGCTTGTTCCTTTGTTTCACAATCCTATTCCCACCTATATTTATACCGACTATAGGACCGATTCCCGCCCCGGCATCTATCAGAAAGCGCATTGGAAGCCCGTATATGTGGTAGGTGTATTGCTGAGAGATACCGGCATTATGTATCCGCTTATCGAACAAGGGCAGTCTGTTAACTATTGCCGCACTCCTGAAATGTATCAGGCAGTTGAAATCGTTCGCCCTTCGTCTTGCCGACCTATCTTTATCGAACTTTACACTGTGCCGATCCCCAAAGGTCTTCCTGTCTATATGTCTCCGTTTGACGTTGAGCAGGAAATACAAACTTCTGGTCAGTAATCATTTGAACATCTAAATGCGAAAGCCCATTCAGTGTCAAGTTGAATGGGCTTTTTTTAGTTCACTTCGATTATCTTTGCAGACGTTTCGTTAATGAATTTGAGTAACTGATCACCAGAACCAACAAAGATGTTGTTCTCGTTGTGTTGAACAATAGGAACTCCACCAGTATTAACAGTAGGAGCAACCACAGTTTGCTTTCTAGACTTCTCGATCACAGCTATATCTTTATAACAATCCATAAGCAGTTTGATATTACTTCCCAATGCTGTTTGTAGTTGAGCAAGTGCCATGATCTGTCCTGCTTTGATTTCATCGAATCCTATATTAGAAGCACTCTCCAAGATTCGTTGACCAGCAAGAACAACTTTAATGATATTGTTTCTCACCAAAGTAAAATCTTGTTTAAGCATAACTAAGTTCATGATAGATTCATCACAATTAGTTATCTCTCCGGTTGAAGTATCGACAATCTCAAGTTGATTTTCGTCTATATCTTTAACCAAAGTTTCTAAATCGGTTACAAGACTAGTTGCCATGTTAAACTGATCTTCTAATTTCTTTATTTTATTCGATTCCATGTTATCCTCTTAACTTATGATAGTTGATAGTCCGTTTAAAGTTTGTGTAGTTGGTTCGATATAACTTACTATAGTTTCTAATGGAGGATTGCAAGGACCGACTTCAAGAGTAGAACCGACTTCGGCTATTCCTATTGGAGCAAATTTGTATTCTATTCCATTGTTCTGAAGTACATTCAACAATACCCAATACTTTTTCCAATCATCGTCTACTCCAGGAATAATTCCTGTTGTGTTATTCAATATACAAACATATTTGTAATGATCATTATACATCAAATCATATTCATTATAGATTCCAGCAGGATCAAATATTCCTCTATTGTTCAGAGTAAGATTGATAGTATCATTACCTGACAACGAAGGAGGATATGGATTAGCTGCATTGGCTACATACTCTTGATACGCAGTATTGATTTCATTCGATTCAATGATGCTCATAATAGAATCTATATGAAGAATTCTTGAAGATGATCGTTTGAAATTGTAATAGTTTGCTCTAATGTTAAAATAATATGATACCGTCCACAGTCTAGTTTCATCTTCGGATACTTCAGCAGGGAAATCAAACGATACAGAAGAAAGAGATATAGGAATAGATTCAGGATTATCTAAAATAGTAATGTCCAAAGATACAGACGGAGTAAACATTGGTATGATCTGCTCCATCATTTGAAATGCTTCGTCCATAGTCTTTGATATTGTACAAACTTCCATTTCAAGATTGTACGGAACAGGACCATACAATGAATCCATTCCATGATTATACATTAACTTGTTCAGTTTGTTTCCATGACGTTCTGAATCATAAACAATTCCCTGGATGTTGAAAGAGATTCTAGGGAGCAACCATTGTATTTCTACAGGAGCTATATTTGCGTCAGGATTCATTTGTTTTCTAGCTGAAGAGCTTTGCATGATCTCAAGGAACTTTTCTCTTGAGGCGTATTGTAGAGGCACAGTAATAAACTTTCTAGATGTGAATGTCTGAGTATTAACATCGAAAGAATATTTCTGTACAGTGATATCATCGAACAATGACATGATTCCTACAATCAATTTTTTGGTTATGTTATAATTAAAGTACATTTATCTCATCCATTCTGTCAGCCAGTATTCGTTAAAATATTTAAAGATGTTATAGTATTTCATTGTGTAAGGGGATCGACCTCCTTAGTATTAACAACTTTAGCAGCTTCCTTTTGAGCAGGAACATTGAAGTTCTCCAATTCCTGTTGAGCAATATCATAAGTAATTCCTTTGATAGTCTCAGGTCTGTCGAGTGCTTGAATCTCTTTTGGAATAGAAGGATCGTCAGCAACTGCTTGATGGTCATAACTATATAGTTTAGTTTTGAATACATATGAATTCTTATTTCCGAACACATACATTCCAGGCAGAGCTTCAGGTTCGATATGTACTATATCAAATAGCTTCTTACCATTGACATAATAAATCAAGTCACCTTGCTTTGGATATACAGGAGAGAAAGTTACTTCCCCATTATTAGGATTAGTAGTAGCAATCATCTGATTGAACATAAGGGTAGGACAATACCAAGTTGCTTCATCCTGAATCTGCAACCCGAACTTGGCATACATATCTCCTGATCCACTCCATGCACCATTTCCAAGATCGTCACAGAACAAACGAACTGGATATCCTTTTGATAGATATGATCCAAGAAATTCTCCGAACACATCTTCTGCGGTCATAACTTCTCTCTTGATATAGATACAGTCATTCCCATAAAGAAAACAACACTCAGCCCAAATATTATTATAGGTATTCGCAGCACCAGCTTTAGTGATATCATAATCCTGATTGTTTTTAAAAGGAGTTCTATTATAATAAGGATTGGTCATGTACTGTGGAACTTGAGGTAATATATTAATATGACTCATACCTCTTATATGATGACGAGCTTCTTCAAACCCAACTCCACCTTCAATCCAACCTTCTCCTCTAATATGATGTGTAGTAGTATTCTTGATACTACTCTCACCGTCTATGTGTTTATAATGATTCATGTTTAACCTACAAAGAAATCGATAGGAAGTTCATACATATCATGAAGCTGATCTTCAAGTATCTGAATATTAGTATTTGCTTCCTGGAGAATATCATTAGCATTTATGATAAGTCCATTCGGCAAAATACTTCCACCATACTTCATAAGAACTTGACCCCATTGTTTTCTGCAATACTCAGTAGCAAGTCTTCTAATGATTAACTCATTATAAATGTTGGTAACTTCATTGCCATATTCATCTTCTACAGGAGCAACCTTTACATAACATCTTAACAATACAACCTGATTAACATTAGGTGGTTCAAATAGATAAAGTTCTTTTGTAATTGTATTGTAATCATAAGTTATCTTTCTAGAGAATTCCAAATCTAAGGTTGCCAGCATTTGATTGACAAGTTCATATGTAAGAAGATCGATCTTTCCAGAACCTCTATACAAGTCAGCAGCAACGAATTGGTTCAAAGAGAATAAGGAACTAGGAGCATTGTTTGCTATTCCACCAAGCTCCATAGAATGAACTTCAACAACAGCAAATATATCATAAGGAAGATGATAAGTTTGGTTATGAACTGTTACATCGAGAGGAAGATATCTTTCTTTCACACCAGCAAAACATCTTTGCATATATAGTTCTAAAACATTATCTATTTGATCATCAATTTGTTCTGGAGTAAGTTCTACCTCAATTGACGGAGCACCAAGATTTCGTAATATGAAAGCTCTTAAATCTGCTTTAGTTTTTATGCGTGGTGAATATGCCATAGTATCTCCATAAGAGTTTCTTTTATTTATAAAAGATACTTAAGCGTATGTTTCAACAACTCCTAGATCAGAACTATGAAATGGTTTGAATATATACTTGCTCCCTGTTTTATAATCTCCTACTTTCATTATAGAAATTATATCAACATCATTTACATTATATACAAATACATTCGGTCTGTTATTAATAGGATCAAATATTAGTTCTTTCAAAGACTGCAAATCCATATTGTCTATTCGTCTGGACCCAAATGGTGTTCCATAATGATATCCTTTTCCTCTGCACAATCTATCATATGCTCCATTAATATTTACTACTGGCATTCCTTTAAATGAAATTCCACTACAAGGAACAATTTTGGTTGATGGTTCAGGAAGTTTTTCAATGCATTGCCACTTGACCGTATCGAGAACTTTAATCTTCTCTGCTCTAGTCTTGGCTACAGAAAGAAACATAGAGAATGTTTCTGTATTAAATAATTCCGACAGACCACAATTTATTCTGTAATAATTAATTAGAGCATTAAATGCTGCCATTCGTTCGTCAGGCTCAGTTCGATCATGTATAATCAGATCAATCATCTTCTGATCTTTAGTTCTTGAATCCATAAAGTTCCTTTCGTTTTCATTATTTATACCATTTTATTATTGACATGTCAATCTAATTAT